ATTACTGGTATCATTAATTTGGTACCTTAGCATCAATACCTTCAACATAGTACATCATTTGGTTTAGATGCAAGTCTGTTGCAACCTCGCCATCTTTTAGTTGTAGGTTACCTTCATTGTCCTTAATAGGACCAGTAAATGCAAAGTAATGACCGTGAGAGATCATGTCTTTAATATGTTGTGCTTTTGCAGCAACATCATCTGGCATATTGGTAAATGGTGCCATTTGAACAGCATCTTCGTTCATATGACCAAAGTAATCATTAGTCTCCCATGTGCCATCAATTACAGCCTGTACTTTTTTAATGTAATAAGGACCCCAATTATCGATTGTGGCAGTAAGCTGAGCTTTTGGGGCAAAGTTAAACTGGTCAGAGGCTTGACCAAAACCATGTACACCTGCTTTTTCTGCAGCTTGTAGTGGTGCGGGAGAGTCAGTATGCTGGGCAACCATATCACAACCTTCTGCAATCATAACTTTTGCTGCATCAGATTCTTTACCTGGATCATACCAAGTGTTAACCCATACAATGTCAATATCAACATCAGGATTCATTTTCTTAGCACCCATATAAAAGGTGTTAATCTCACGAATAACTTCTGGAATTGGATATGCTCCAACATAACAGATCTTATTCGTTTTGGTCATCATACCTGCGATAATACCCTGCACATGTCGTGCTTGGTACAAACGAAGACCATATGATGCCATATTGTCAGATTGCTTATAACCAGTTGCATGCTCGAACTTTACATCTGGAAAGTCTTTTGCAACTTTAAGCATTGGTTCCATATAACCAAACGATGTGGCAAAGATAATGTCTACACCATCTTGAGCCATCTTACGCATAGCCATTTCAGCTTCTGGGCCGTATTTAACGCTTTCAAGATAGACAGTTTCTACCTTATCACCAAAAGCTTCTTCTACTTGTTGACGACCAATATCATGACGATATGTCCATCCATGATCACCAATTGGACCTACATAAATAAATCCTACTTTAATAGGCTCGGCATAAGCAATTGAAAGGGATGCCAGCAGAAATGCACCTGCGGCGGCAAGTTTTCGAAACATAAGTTTTTTCTCCGTTATTTTTGAAAGTTAAGAGAGTAGGTTCTACCCTCGTGTGAAAATTTTATTGTACTGTGCGAATAGATAGTTTTACGTTCTTCTTCGTATCTTGTTTCCATCCTACAGTTAGGGCCTGCGTTTTTGTTTTTCTCGGTGTTAAGCACTCCACCGATAAAAGCACCCAGAGCTCCTCCGTTATTTTCGCCTGGGATATTATTCCCGATGGCTCCACCGACGATAGCACCTTCAAGAAAGTTTGTGATATCGGACTTACCGTTACCGTTACCTCCTTGCATACATACTTCTACGGTGTATGGCTTCTTGACAATTACTTCTTTGTAATGGTCTTGAATATTATTGTGTGAACTTGCCACAGCATGATGGCAGGTACTAAGGACTAGCAGTGCTGCCAAATATAAAACGTTTCTCATAACTAACTCCTTCGCAATTCTGCAATCTTACGTTTTAAATTTTCGTTCTCTTCTTCGAGTTGTTTGATATATTGGATCACAGTATCTTTATCACAAAGAGTTGTACAGCAGATTTCTATATTACTTTTAGCCTCAGTGGCCAAAGAGTTTTCTTCTTTCATACTCATCTCTTGTCTTCAATAGAAGCTCGGTCCAATTATCACGATGTTCAATAAACACTTGTGGTTGTTCATTGTCTACCGTTATTAAGGTAACCAATTGAGTAATTGGTTCACCTGTTCTTTCTTCCCACATGATAGCATATGCTGCTTCCTGTGCAAAATATCCTGTTATCCATTCTTTCTTTTTTAGTTTGCGGGATGTCTTAAAATCAACAATACTAAGAATGCCGTCAAACTCAGCCACGCAATCGACTCTGCCAGCAAGGCGCAAGTGGTCAGAATAGAGCGGGACTTCCTGAGCACGTATGTTAGTAAGTCGCTCATCCAAAACGGATTTGAAGTCGGTAAAATTTTGGATAACATTTGGCATAAATCCTTCAGCATAATCTACCTCATTGTTAATATATCGCTCGGTAATACTATGTACAGCAGTGCCGCGATTAGCAGCTCGAGTACTAATACGAGTCGCTTCCTCTTCGCCAACTCTTTTTCTCCAGGCCCTAATCCCATCTTCGCTTAGTATACCTAAGACAGTCGTAATCGACGGGTATCGAGTACCCGATGGAGTAGTATAGACTCTTCCAGTTGATGTGGTTTCTGCGATGAGATCATCGTATTCCAACTTTGTATTTAAGTGTTTGAACATCATAATTTTCTTTTTTTAATATTTTACTTACATTCGTTGTAAGTCCTAATTTTGATCTATTTTTCTTTCTTCCAGCTTTTTTGTTTTTCGGGTCCCAACGCGTAAACTTGGCCATTGGAATTACTCCTATTTACAGTTTCAACATTTCTTTTGTCATTATATAGTCACGGACAAAATCCGATCGTACAATATCTTCCCAACCAAACTCAACTACAGTAAAGTATTTAAGTTGTTCAATAATGGATAGAAATTTTAGTATACCAGTTTTGTCAGTCTCCTTTGTAAAGTCAGACTGGTAATAGTCACCACACATGATAAACTTACAGTTATCACCAACTCTAGTTATTATTGAGTCTAGTTCATGAAAGGTTAGGTTTTGCATTTCATCAAGAACGATGATAGCATTTGAGATTGTCAAACCTCTAATAAAAGAAGTTGACATGAATTGTACCGTACCGGCAGTCTTAAGTTTAGTCCATGCATCAGCATTTTGAAAAAGCTCAGCACAAATAGATCTATATGGACTAGTATAAGCATCTTTCTTTTCTTCCTCGTCACCGGGAAGATAACCGATATCTCGTGTCGGTACAATTGATCTTACAATCACTACTTTATCGTATGGGACTTCTTTATCTAAGACGTCTTCGAGCGCGAGTGATAACGCAATAAAAGTTTTACCAGTGCCTGCTGATCCGGCTAGTACTAAACTATCTCCGGAATCATAAGCCTCAAAGGCTTTTTTCTGGTTATCAGTAACTGGTTGAACTTCTTCCATATCATCCAGTCTGAGTTTAAGGCTTGTCATTCTAATGTCTTTTCATATTATGGGCTTGGTGAGTTTGTGCAATCTTATCTTGTACTTCTCTAAAGCCTCCATCAACTTTTATTCTGGTTCCGGGGTTATGTACAAAGCCAATTGGAACTATTACAGACTCCAAGTTATTATCTTTCATATAGGTTTCTTTATCGTCCATCTTTACAAAATGGTCGAATTCTTCACCCGTTGTCTTGTTCCGAAACCGGTAAGTTGGCATTCTCTAATTCCTCAACTCGTTTTTCTAATGATTTAATTCTTTTGGCCATATCGCTTGGTAGCATGAAGTTACACTCTTTTCTTTCTTTGCGCATCTTCCATAGCATCCAATCGTAATATCTTTGTGGTTCTGGATCATCAACCATTTATGTATACCTTTTTGTCTTCGTTCCACCAATCCGGTTCTGGTCTTTTAGTCCATATCATATCAAACCTTTCTTGCTTGGTATGATAGAACGCTCGATAAGAACGGACTGGATCGTTGTAAAAGAAACATTCTGGGTTTGCACTCATAGCTAGCTTGAAAGGTGTCAACTCATTACTCATAGGTATATTCCTAGGCAAGCTTTGAAGTGGCCACAGTAGTTTGTTTTCTGTCTCATGGGTCTTACCATATCTATACGTGTATTCTTTACATAGCGCATAGAAATGTTCCCAATGCCATTTATAATTTTCTGAGGATTCCATTGTCCATACAGTGCATGGATGACCGTGGTGTACAGCTTTATAATATAGCAATTCAGCTTCTAGATCATCGGCACCTTCGTACAGGTCGTAATACTTAACCATACGTTTACCTGACTTAGATGGCTTCATGATCATTTTGCCGTCAAGCATCCTATGAGCTGTACTCAGCATTTGTGCTGATTCCACGATCATCTTTACCACATGCTTATCACATTGCATCTGTGCAGCAATGGTAGGATCTTTATCGAGTACAAATATATTCATATCAATTCCTTCATTATGTACTTATATTATAACACATTTTCACTACATTGTAAACAACTAAACTGCAATATCCAATTCAACTTCATTAATTTTAGAATTAAGATATTCATATTTAGCTTTGAGCTTATGTACTAGATTCATATCGCCTCGTTTTTCCATCTTCTTCATATAGTGTTTTAATTCTCTAGAGTCTCTTTTAAGTCTTTCTATTTGAGAGCCACGCAAGTCTTTTCTCCTTCTATAAAGGTTGGACGATGTTAGCGAAATAGTACTTCTCCTTCTGTTATGTGAGTTAAAAAAAGCCTGTCAAGACGGATGTCTCTTCAGGCGCTATTCATAATGTGTTTGTCGTTAATCATGCTTTTATTTATTCTTTAATGAGATTCGGCCATGTATCTTGTACAAGTTTTTTTGTCACACCCTTGTACACACCCATGAGTTTCTTATCCTTCATCATATCAAAAACTTTAGCATCTTCTGGTAGTATAGTCTCTAAGATTCCAAGCCACATCTTTTCTCTTTTAGGAGGCATGATTTGATCACCCTCTCCACCCTTTACAAAGTACCTCATCTTCTTCATGGATTGATGAGTATTTGCAGCCCTTACTACTTGTTCATTAGCAGGT